CCCGCAGAGAGAACTTTCACCATAGCTTCCCCGGAGGATGGAGCGCAAACAACGTATACATTATATAAGGTGGTTAATGGTCTAGTTGACAAAGCCTTACCCACAGCATCCATATCGCTAACCCCCTCTTCAGAAGGTTTGGGGTCAGAGAATAATGTTTTTGAGAATCTAGTTGTTCAGGAAGGAGCTTTAGTTTCTGAGTTTGGACAGTTTGCCAGTACAGAAGGGCAAAAGACTATAGCTTTGACGGATGGACCTGTAGTTGAGGGTAGTGTCCAAGTATATATTGAGTCTCCTGTAGAAGATTCAAAAGGGGCATATACTCCAGTGGAAAGCATATACTTTGCCTCTGGTGCTTCTGATAGGATATTTGAAGTAGTTTATGACGAATTCTACAATGCAACCGTAGTTTTCGGAACGGGTGTGGCTGGAATATCTCCACCAGATGAAGCGTCTTTTTTCGTAACGTATCGCGTGGGAGGAGGAACTAGAGGTAACTTAGAAAAAAGAGCGATATCTAATTCCGTAGCGGCTACCAACTTAACTGCTAATTACCCAGGAACAGTAACTAATACAAGTAAAGCCACCGGGGGAGCTAATGCGGAAACGATAGAGCACGCAAAAAAATATGCGCCCCTCACATATAGAAGACAAGATAGATTAGTAACTCTTACGGATTACTCAGCGTTCGCTAATACATTTATAAGCACGTTTGGGACTGTGGGTAAGGCAACAGCAGCGACTAGAAACGCATACTCCTCAGCGAATACCATAGACATATACGTTCTAGAAAAAGCAAGTGATTTACAATTACAAAGAGCAACAAGTAATTTTAAAACACAACTTCTAGAAGCTATGAATGAAAAGAAAATGATGACTGACGATATCGTCATCGTAGATGGTCTGATCAGAACGCTTGATCTTATTTGTACAATTAGAATAGATTTAGAGCAAAAGCAGAACGAGGATTCTATCAAGGCAAAGGTTAGAAATCAAATCCTAAACTACCTAAGTATTGATAATACAGAATTCGGTGAAGATTTAATTGTCGCTAATCTCAATAGACAAATTTTTGAGGTTGATGAAGTACGCTTCTCTACCTTGGACAATGTGAATCAAGATATTAGAATAGACTTCAATGAGATTATACAACTAAACAACTTAATAATTAATGTAGAATACCTAGCCTAATGGTCGATAGCAGCAAATACACACAAAACCCGAGACAGTTCTATAAGACAAACTTTGTAGAACTCCTTGAGCTATTGACACCTAACGTATACCAGCAGGAAGACCTACAATTAAGTGGCACTGAGATTAATCCTTTATCTGAGGTGATAAACACTCACCTTAAGATAGCGAATAATATCTCCCAAGTTTTGCCTGTGTCCTCAGTGGCGGGCACGCAGACAGAGAACCTAGGAAATATCTCAGGTATATCGCAGTATTTTGTAAAGCAAAACAATCTTTCCTTAGTTACTTCTCAAAGTTTCCGAGAAAAAATTCTTTTGCCCTTGGGGATCAATTATTCTGATTTTGACGCTAGTTCTTCTTTTAAAGAATATTTATCTTCTACATTGCTTCCAAAAATTATACCTCCTAGAGAAGGTAATGTTGGAACGATAGAGCAGAACATGTCTGAGCTTTCTGCCTATACATTGAACGCTGACGCTAGTAGTGTACATAACTACTTAGTAGATGCTCTAGGCTGGTTTTACTTTTTAAATACTTCTAGTTTTGGAGGTCTTTCGTATTCCCCCTCAGCGTATGTTTTAGATAGCTTAACGCCATTATATCTTGGAAAACAATTAGAAACTGTTGATGGAGTAAAGGGGCTTACCGAGTACGTCTGGAGAAACTATGAGGTTTGTTCTTTTAATGAGTTTATTCCCCAAAACTTTGTTTCCGGCATTTCTGACGGCAACCTAGACCTTAGCTCAGGAGAACTTCCCACATATACCAGCGGAACGGAAAGGTTGGATAACCTAAAGACTTTCGTAGATGTAATTTATTCTCCTCTGGCTATAGATAGACAAGATTTTTCAGTAAAGCAAGCCTTTGATAGTTTTATAGATGCTGATATTGTATTAGATGATCGAGTCTCGCAAGGCCCATACAGAAAATTTTTAACAGCCTTAGGTTTTCATTTTGTTGATATTTCCAATCAAGTAGAAAATATAAAATATCTGTATGACATTGAAGACGTAGAGCAAGAACAACTAAGATATATCGCAGACTTAATAGGATTTAAATTAAGAGGAAATCAGTCTGAGAAATGGAGGCATCAGCTTAGGGTTGCTACAGATATATACAAGAAATCGGGAACCCAAGAAGCGTTACAGTCTGCACTAAATGCAATTATTTTTAATAGCGTTCTAGACGTAGACGGGACTATTATTCCTCTATGGGAATCCTATGTGCCTTTCTTGATATGGTATGCTTTAGGTACAGGATCACCGCTATTTAAAAACATGAATACTTGGACACCCCAAGTAGCCAAACAGTCTGGTGTTTTTGCTTACAGTACGAGTAGTTTAGAGGAAAATATAAAATTAGCTACCGACTCTATTCTTTTAGACTTGGTGTCAGCCTTCCCAAAAAACTTTAAGTTCTTCGGCAAAGAGTTCCCTTTACCTAGATTCTATGTTTTAAATGAAGACGGAACTAAGGGTGACCTTTACACCGTTCTGGGCGATGTTAAGATGAAGCCTTGGCACGCCCACACAGTAAACGGCCCAGGGTATCAAGCAATTCGAAGACAGGCTTACGATTTTGGTGAGGAAGCTCTTTGGGATCGAGCTATAGGCCCAGGTCCTTTTGGGGAAGGTGTATACATGGCTGGTGAGCGCCACCCTATGGGTTTAGAGAGACCGACATATTTGCTCTTCGAGGGAGATGCTGAGTTTTTATTTTCGTATCGGGGTAAGGTAAACTATCCAATGCCTCCCTTCGAGGAAATAAAATACTATAGAGATTCCTCAGTGACAAAGCCTCTGGCAGACCTGTTAGTTAATAGGCTAAAATGTTTCCAGGTAGATGAGGATTTGGCAGACAGCTTGGGCGAGTATATCACCAGGGCTGCTGTTACAGGTGATAGTAATATAGAAAGCTTGAACGAATTCTTAATGTTCTTCGATTCCGTTCAGCACCCGCCTAACTACGACGAGGTTATGTTTAGTATTTCTGATTACGAGAAAAACATACTTAGCCTTTGGAACGGAAAATCATCTCATATCTTCTTAGATTTCGATGGCGCAAGCTTCGATTTTAGAAAAACAACCTTAGAAGCAGATTCTAAGTATGCATTGTATGAAACCGCTAGGGTGGCTCAAGAATACTCGCCAGCCCACACGATACCTAGAGTAAATTTAAACACCTCGGCTTTAGATCCGTATGAGGCTTCTGGAACAAAGTACGAATATCTTGGACTTGATCACGATGATACCCGAGCGGGATATGAGATAAGTTCCGTTTTAGGTAATGGCGAAGTTAGCGGTGTAGAAATCACTTCTCTTCCCGGTAGAAATGGCTTTAGTACGTTCAAGCGTGATGAAGTAGATGGGATGGAGACTCAACTTAGCTCATCTAATGTGATTGTAGGTGAGCCTAGAAATGCAATTCGAAGACGTAACTTTAGGTATCTTCTTCCCGAAGAAGGGTATTACGATAGGACGGGTTTCAATGGTCCTGTAAGTTATGACCCATCTGTGATTGAAAAGTCTATGGCAAGCTCCCTAGGAGAACTCACGCTAGGTTACGTTGCTTCCGCTGGCAGGTTTCACCCGGTACAAGACTACACCGAGGTCTCTGGAGTGTGGCACCCTTGCGAGAGCTTAGGATCTCCTAACACTTTCTCAGGTGTTGATACCAGCAACACATTCCCTTATAGAGGACTAAAAGCATTAGGCTCTGATGCTAAAAGATCGGAGCAAACTTCTGCTACTGACCGCTACGTTGATAGGAGTCAGACACCAGGAATCATACGATCTATGCATTCCCTGTTTGAGAAGAAAGCTGACTTTTATGCTGAACAGGAAGTAAATAAACTTCTACTAGCTACTAGCGGCGACCCGTCCTCCTTTTCCTCTGATTCTTATTGGAAAAATCAAAAGTTAAGTTTCGCCAATGAAGCCATAGCGAGCGGATATGTTATAAACTCTTACAGTGACTACGAGAACTTTACCTTTGGTAGGGACCTACAAAAGTTGTACAAAGATTACTGCAATACTTTCGAGCAGCATCCTTTAGGCCCAACTATCAGGAAAAAGACGGGAGGAAATATATTTGCTCATGTATTCGGTAAAGGTTTGTTTAACTGTGATTTTAGTGTTCTTGGTGAGAATGGGGAGTCTTTCCTACAAACGTCACTATCGGACAACCTTCCCATCAATAACTTATCTGTGTGGTCTGATGGTGGTGCGGGAACATTTATTGCTAGTGGATTGGAAGAAGCCGTCATCCCTCTTACCGGAACATACACCTCAGGACAGTCGTTTGAGTTTAGAAACCCCACAATCCTTAGTGGAGTAGAGTTCTGTGATCTTTCCGGTTCTCCTTCAACTAACCAGTTTAGAATTATAAACCTAGACTCTAGTAATTATATTATTGGAAAAGAAAATTACTTTGTTCAGAATCCAGTGATAAAATGCAAATCAGTAGGGGGATTACCTAGGATTAGGTTTGACGTATCTTCTTATGGGGATATGCCTAATAAACTTACCCCGGAACATCAGTTTAAACTTAGTGTTAAATCTTTAGTTGCAGATGAGTACGCTGCTGTAATTGGAGGCGGGCAGCTAGGTGTTTGGATTCATACTGAACCTGCCAGCGGATTAATGTGGAGTTGGACTACAGATCAGCGTTGGGTCCCGACGCAAGCTTCTTCTTTGAATATTGATCAAGTAAAAAGAAAGTTGTCTCACAGGTTCTCTTTTCCGACCTTTGTTCCTGATAAAGCAGTAAGAGAATACTGTATAAACGCTACCAATAACAAGCTAGAGATCGTAAATGACTTAAGTTTAGAAACAATAAAAGAAGATTACTTTAGCACTTTTGACATTGAATTTGATACTAGAAACTTCACTATATTTAATAACTTTGAATATAAAAAGATTATAGATAAAACTGAAGAGCAGTTTAAGCTTACAGATCAGGTTCACGAAAATAGAAACTATATTATAGAAGTCTTTTTCCTGCCTAATAAGGATATTAACAAGTATATGCTTATAGACTCTATACAATTACAGGACACTACACTAAGGTATCAGGCTGGATTGTCTACGGGTTTAGGTTTAGAGACTAGTGGAACTCCCTTAAGACCTTTCTTGGAAGAATATAAATATTATTTAGATCAAGAAGAACTTGCTAATGTGTTAAGCTTCTATAATGGGTTGACGGGTATTAGGGCGGGGGAAAATACTACTCCTCTTGCTTCTAGAGACGCGACAGTTACGTCCGGGCTGCTAGAGGTTAGTGGTGGAAGTAGAATATCTTACAGGGTGCAGCCTGAGTGGATAAACCACACAGATGGATCTAATGGAAACTATACGGTGGTGGAGTTCGATAACTGATGAGAGGTGAAGTTGAAGTTTGGAGTGGAGATAACCTAATCCTAAAGGAAGCTAACATGCTAACTGATGGGGCAGGGGAGCTATTAGCAGATATCATGACCGTATCCCCATCACTCTCAGGGATTGATGACTTGGCGACATACTCGCTTCTAGACTTATCTAACTATACCATACAAGCCATATCTTTTGGCACAGGATCAGATGCGTTTAGGACAAATGGTCATAAATTTGTTGATGTGGTTGGAGTGTATGATGCTGTTGATGTTTTCGCTGGGACAAAAGGAAATCAAACTGTTCTCAGATCTAATAGAGATGATGAAGACGCTTCTAACGTCAGTCAGCCAGCAGACCCAGGGTTTCCCATAGCACCAACGCCTGAGCTAGATGTTTTAGAGATAAATACCAGCGTGGATGCTCTTATCTCAAAGGATGTTAGTGCAACTATTCCAGGTAACGGTCAGCTAACTAACTTTATCCCTTCTGCTATAATGAGTGCCACTTTTGAGGGCACAGAACTATCGACCCCTATCAGATATTTTGGTGCTGCAAGTGTTCTAGGATGTTTCCCTGACGGTGCCTCTGCTGATCACGTTACAAGAAATCAAGTAAAATACTATGATGACGCGGGGACTCAAAGAACCATAACATCTGTTGGAGGTTACTTTAATGAGGTTAGTTCTATGGATGTTTCCGGTTTTGTTACAAAAGTTGCCGGGACGGACTCTACTCAAGGACTAATAGAATCTTACGATGTCAACCTGCCCACTAACGGCACCATAGAGTATGAAGTTACTTTATCCAAAGATGATGCTTTGTTTGCTCATGCATACGGAGGCATCTTTCACTTAGGTCTTTGGACCATAGATATGAAAGAATCTCTTCTGAACGGAAATACACCTCCTTTTGCGTTTAGTATACTAAATAATCCTAGAAAGTACAGGCTGTTTTGCAGAAAAGGCGTGTCCAAGGATTTGACATATATTGACGACATTACGCAGTACGAAGACTTAACCATCAAGTGGAGGCTACACTTCCTATGAAAAACTTTACAGAAGAATTAGGTATTAATGGGCATCTTACCATCATAAAAAAGATGAGTACAGGTGAAGAAGAGGTTCTCCTAGATGATTCTAATATAATTGTTTCCGGTATGGGTGTAGGCTTATCTTACTTATTCTCAGCTTCGGGATCAAACAGCGTGCTTGACTACCAAATACAAAAATTTCAAGTTGGGGTTTCTGGTCCTCCTTTAGGGGGTGTAACTAGCTCCATAGCCGAACTTTCTGGGGCGCTATCGTCTGTAGACGAGTATGGGACAGGAAGTAACCTTGCGCTTTTTGAAGGAGCGCAAATAGTGGGCAACACGTTAGAAAACGGTAGGGTCTTTGCTGAAATTCCAGCAAGTAAAATAACAAGAATAAACGAAAACTCTGTGCGATATACTTTAGTGGTGGATGAAGAAGCGGCTAATGGGTTACAGAGAGATGGAGTAGATAAAGGAATTAATGAAATTGGAATGTTCATGAAAAACCCCACGGGCAACGCTGTGGATAGACCCATCTTAGTCTGTTATAGGACATTCAGTGATATAGTTAAAACTAATGATTTTAGTTTAATTTTTAGGTGGACAATAAACTTCTGATATGGCATTCAATCCCAATGACATTTACACTAGCAGCGGCAGCGTAGTCCTGTTTAACTCTTGGACTCCTTATGTATCCAAGTTCGACACAAGTACGTTCTACAACTGGGAGCAGGACAATGTTCCTCTTTATGATTTAGAGGAACGCACCTACGAACTCTGGGAGCAGACAGGTTTCGCTACCTCCGCTGGGGTTCCAGGGTTAGCTCTAAGTGTTTCGGCGGACGCTCCGTCACTAACCTTACAACAAAACCCGAATATTTTTGTGGACGTTAGCTCTGCTATCGCAGCTATCCCAAAAGTTGTGCGCTTTCCTGTGCTGGTTGAAGTTGCAAACTTCGGAGACTTAGGTGCCCTTGAGCTTCACAATTTTAGGATAGAGGAAGAGGGATCTATTGAGATTATAAACAGAAACTTTGCTAGGACCTATAATGCTTCCTCTGATGTTAGGTCAGTTGTAGTCCCTTCAAACGGAAAATACTCACAAGTACCTAGCCAAATAAGTTCTTTAGACCTAGCTAACACGTTGAGAGATACGTCTTGCGTTCACATAGCAACGCCTGTACTATCAAGCACGACTGATCCTAGATTAACCAAAATAAGTTCTTCTTTTTATCCGTCTATTTCTTATCGAGCTACTCCTCTCGCTTTTAGTATTCAAGACTCAAACTGGTCCACAGGAACGCCTAGCGAGTATGGAATTAACGTATACGAAAATGTTTCTACTGATCAATCAATAGAAACTTCTGATGTAAGTAGTTTTAATACTCAATCCGGCGGTCTTTTAAGGAGACCTCCAGTCAGCGTTTCAGATAACTTAGGAGGAAACTTTTACGGTAACTTCTGTACTAAGATCAGTGTAAAAAATTGCGACGGTCCTATTTACATAAGAAACTTCTTTGTTGACGGAGAAACAGTACGTCCAGTCGGCATCGAAGTTAACAACTCCAAAGTATTTCTTGAAAACTGCTCTGCTGCCAGAGCCCAAGAAGCGGGTTTCCAGTTCGTAAACTCCAACATACTCTTATCTAGATCTGCTTTCTCTTATAGAAATTACAAGAAAGCCACTTCGACTACTAGAGAACCTGAGTTTGGCGTAGGTTTTGAGATAATTAATAGTGAGGTTGAGGTTAGTTCCTTACCTGTCAGCGTCGGGTCAACGTCAGTGGGTGACAATGGCGCAGAAGGACAAGATGTAACTGTCATCGCCTCTAGAAATACCAAAGGCTTTGTTGTACAGAATTCAATACTTAAGGGTGGGTATCAAAGAACAACACCCAATAGTGTTACTACAGGCGGGGTAATAAGTTCGGAATTAAATACCAGCGCGGGTATGGTTCTAAAGAATGCTTTTGTTGATGTTAAAGGTCTTTTGGATATTTTTGGAAACAACATAGGTATTGAGTCGGATAATTCATACTTAAAGTATGAAAATCTAACCGTAGACGGGAACCAAACCCAAGGCGTTAAGAGCATCAAATCTTCCTTCATAGTTGATTCTGAAAGTATTCTAGATTCTACAAATAGAAAACAGCTTGATTTCTCAGGAAACGCCACCCACTTGGACCTGGAGGGGGGCAGTACCTTTGCCTTTGAGCTAAAAGACTCTGTACCAAGCTCCTATGGAAATTCTTTCTTCCGAAGCGCATTTGCTGGGGGAGCAGCAGTGTACGCGGGAAATAATTCTAATGCTGATCTCATAAAACCCTACATTGATGTGACACAAAATAGTCCTGTAGGAACTTCTTATGGTCGGGCGGTAAAAGCCACTAACGGATCAGTAATTACTCTAAATGGGTGCTTAAACGGGGCCACCTTTATTATAGGCCCAGCCGACTATGGCACACAAAGAACAACTGCTGGCGTTTGCGCGGACAAAAACTCGGTCGTCAACTTTCACGGCCCTACGGCGATTGCTCAGTTCGGCGTAGATGTTTTAGCCAAGGATAATTCGGTCATGAACTTCGAGCCTAGAAGGATAAAGGGTTCTTACTATCCTGACATAGACTCTTTCGATTTAAGCTCACCTAGGAACCATACTACAGTAGAGCTTCATTCTACGAGATCATGCCTCGTAGCTCAAAGGAATAGTACAATAAATATGCGGGATCTAGGGGCGTTCCCCGCTAACTGGGGTAGCACGGCCTCTGGTGTGGCTGCATTAGATGTGGCTTCTTACACGCTAGATAACAGTTCTGTAGTGTCTGGGGGATCTCTGCAATTCTTTGCCAACCCACAAGACAGTCAAGTAATTACTACTGACAGCCTCAATACTATACCTAGTTATACAGTTCCACTAATTCCTGAGCAGAGAGGAACTACTAACGTGTTACTTGTTAAGGATTCGGGTTATACTGCTCCAGACTATGGCGTTAGATCGGGCGTTTCCAAAGGTGGAGTATGTGTTCGTGTTGTAGAAAATAGCACGGTGAATGCTAACAATGTTCACTTCCCTGTTCCTGTTAATGCTAGTCCTGCGGACGGATTATATTACAATGCCAGCGGTTCCGAATGCGATCAATTCTTCATTTGGAACGTAGCGGATACTTCCAGACTAAATGCATCCTACGTTGCACTTAGCGGAATGCATCCCATCAGTTGTACACAGCACGGACCCAGCGCACTGTGGGCATCTTCTGATGGAGGAACCTCTGAAGTTATAGCTTCTGGAGCGCCCATAGGAACTCCTGACACGGGATCACTAAGTATTCTTGATGCCTTCGGAGCAGGTAGTGGGGTTTGGACTGTTCCTTCCGGTGTAGATATAAACTCCAATTTTAATAGGTTCTATCCTCTTTCCGGTAATGTTCCACAAGAAATTTCGGAAGCTCTTTCTCAGGCAGGGATTAATGTTAGTGGAGGAGCAACGTACACCTTTGGTTTTGAGGGGGCTTTTGTTAATAGAGGTTTCTTCAGGCTGTATTGGTCTCCAAAATCTAGTGCTAGACTATTGCAGTCTGACCTGAGTGGTTATACAAAAGGCTCCTTCCCTCACGACGGAAACTTCTCTGGGGTTGTTGGCCCCGCTTATCAGTTATTCGCACAAGGATATAACTGTTCCGCTCCGTTATCGGCGCTAGTGCCTTTGGGAGAATTTAACGCTAGTTCTATCGCCCCAGACCTTCTTAAACTCAGCTATGATAGTGATGGGGACGGGGTATATGATACTCTCTGGACTTCTGGATTTTACTACTGTGGAGAAATGTTAGATGAAGATCCAACACAGTGTATTCTAGATGAGTCAGCGGCGGATATGTTCGCTAATGCAAGAAACGCCAGTGTTGGTTTGGCGGGCAGACCAAGAAAAACAACAATTTACAGCGATACCACGGATAGAAATTCAGAAGGCTATCCTGGGGATGGCATAGGAGGCTTTAAATCAGCCTCTATCTTCGACCTTTCTAGGGACAACTGATGGCAGAACAAATTTACAACGAGAGTTTATTCAGGTTTACTGATCCTGTTAGATTATTTAAGGCAAATGATCCCTACTATTTTGAGGTGGATAACATTCCCCTTAAGCAATTACAGGAAAATTGCCTCTGGCTAAAAGATCAGATACGCAGAGATGTAATCAAGATCAGTAACGTAAAGAGAGTTGACATTGACGAATTAAGGCCCTTCGCTAGTGGTGGAGACCGCGTTGTTCGTGTTAAGCCCGGACGGTATACTGCTAGGATTAATGATGCCTCCACTAAAAGACCCTTAGCGTATTTAAGAAAGATTTTTGGTCTAGAGGTTGGTGAGGTAGACGCTTACGAAGCAGCATTACCTAACCCAGGAACTTTCTCTACAGTCACTGAGACTGCGGTGAATGCACTACTTGTAGATGCTTTAGATACATTTAAGGATAAATTAGCAGAAGATGCTTTGGCGCTAAACGGTCTTGGTGAAAGATCTTTCACTTGGCCCGTAGTAACCCCGGACAGACCTGTGAACGATATAGGTGTTAATGTAGCAATACAAGGAGACACGGGGGCAATAGGCTATGAGAGCGGTGGTCCTGGATCAGCAGCCAGACTTGTTCCAATGATTATCACTGAGGCTTTGGTGTGGGCTAAAGCCGTAAATGCGATAGCAGATAGAACTCTACTTACCACTTACGATTATACAGATCCGTTTAATGGTTTTGCTACTTTGCCTAAAACTGATTCCTTTTTCATTAGGGCCTGGAGAGGCATAGCTAGAAACGCCATTGTAGATGTACCTGAAGAGCTTTCCATCGAAGTTCCTAATTTTGATGACGACGACTTTAATTACATTGATGAGAATGGAAACGAAGCCAGAGTAGATAATGTTTACAACAGGATCGACATGGTTTTCATTTATAGTAAACCCGTTGACGCTAGTTCTACCACTGTGCTTAGAGGTTCGGGCAAGGAGGTGATCACAACCCCGACCTTGGGCATTGTAAGGGGTGCTGGAATCAAGGCTAACCTTGAAGGCACCACAAATTACACGGAAGAGTATCTTCAGAGCACGGGCGATGATCACAAAATCATGGCTTCGCCAGGAGACACTGAGAATGAGAACTTAGGGTTTACCGCTGCCTCAGGTAATGACATCGCTTTTGATGTTAGAGGTAGCTTCCCCGCTCCTGATGACCTTCTCAATATTGCTCCTTTAATTTCAGAGCAATTAGAGGCTAATGCCTTTGAATTAGTTGGGCAATCAATTCTCCCCGTAGCGTATGTTTGGGTTACCAGGGGCTCCTCTGTAGTATCGACAACGGATGTCATAGACATTAGACCTCTTTTCAGAACAGCGGAACTGGCCTACAATGAGCGGGCTGGTATAGCTGCTGCGATGCCTCAGCTATCTCTTGCTAACCCCGCTGTAGGCAAATCTCAAATGGATTACGAGCTAAAGCGTCAGTACGATGTTATTGATGGTAGGCTACAGGTATTAGAGGTAGAAGAGGAGACTGGTCTTCCTCAGAGTATGCGGACAGTTGCGGCAGGATATGTTTTCGGGGGCTGGAATTTTGGTCCCGAAGGGGCGATGTACGACTTCTATCAGCAAGTATTCTCTCAAGACCTCAACCCTGATAATGATTCTGAAGCAGCAATTAAGGAATACATAAGAACTAAGTACGGATTATCTAGAACAGGCTTCGAAGTTCCTGCATACCCTGACTGGGATGTAGCTGAGTGGGCTCTTTTAAATTCAGATCTACCCGAGGTGGGCAGGTTCCCCAACGATTATATTAACACATTCTTTTCCGAGTTTGGAACCTATGCCAGCGAAAATACAAGAGATGGTAGTATTGTTGCAGGATCATACAGGGAATTTGTAGGCCCCGATGGTCTAAATGCTGCGAGTGGCATTCCTTCAAGAGCAAGGCAATTCAATAACGCCACTATGCCTAGTGAAAATGTACCCTCCAATACTCAAGGAAATGCATATGATCCGAACGCACAAAGGGTTCACTTTAGTTTTATTAAAAAGAGAATAGAATTTGATAGAGCGGCTTATCCAGGAATGGTGGATTATACAGTAGACATAGATTTTGTTAACAGTATACCTCAAATCTCTGGAGCCAGAGGTGCTAACACGTATGCTACTGCTGGCGGCACCACTCGTAATTATAATACTGGAGAAGAGGCGAGATACATAGGGAACTGGGTAGAGAAAGGAGAAGACTACTTTATTATCTATGTGGCGTTTGCAACGGCGGATATGGCGGGGGATGTTTTTAATCCTTTTACGAACCAAGATAGACAGCCACTGGTTCCAGCCCCACACGTTATTGGTATTAATAATTCAAACATAGCGATTAGTGAGAGGGGAGGTGAAAGGTTTAGTGCTTTCGTCGTTCCTGTAGATGATATCATAACATCTAACCCGACCCCGCAACCGTCCCGATACTCAAACCAAAACTACCTTTTCCGAGGTTACGA